GCGTAGTCCAAATTATCCCTTAGGTGCTTTTTTTAAAGATGGGTATTTGCTATATACTGCTTTTTTAATCTTGGCAGGTTCAGGGGCATTGTGGGCAAGTTTTAAAGCACTCTTAGCTCTTGCTAATGTGTTAATTGGAAAACTGCCCTCAGGTGCTCCCCCGGTTTTACTGGCAAAATCAGATTTCTTTACACCTGAGTATTTACCAACATTTGATCCACCAGGTTTTTTCTTCATAGATTTAAGCTTATCGCCAGTGACTTTGATGCCCTTTGCTATAGAAACTTTTTTATCCATACACATACCAACGTGAGAAAACTATTAAAAAATAAGAATAACAATATTTTATATTTTAATCTAGTTATGTAATGTATTTTTACATAATTTGTAAATGTAAATTATTATATTGTATAAAAAAATATACTATTTGTATGTTTAGTTATTAAAAGAATAGATTGTGTTTTATCTTCTATACAGTCTTTCTAAATCTTGAGCATCTTCTTCCGTCATACGTTTTAACGATGATCTTGTAAAAAAATGTGTATATGCACTGTACCTAGCAGAATCTAAACAATGATCATTCAACTTCTTAGGTTTATCTTCCCCACGTAAGGCAGCTTTTTCATCCCATACATACGTGGAAAACTCTTTTATAAGGTTCGTACAATCTTTGCATATTTTAAGCGTACCATTTGTCAGTAGCTGACCTAAGAAACGTATCCCTGGAATGACATCATTTACAGCATCTACAAGGTTATATATACCATTTCTCATCATCTCTTGCTTTAGTGATGCAGCTGATGGATCTATGTATACATGTTTGACAGTAATGCCATCAATGAACTTAATATAATCTTGTACGTAGTCATAATCTGATTTTTGTCTAAGCTCTTTACGTGAGTCAAAGTAATACTCTTTTTCTACCCACATATTCGGGTAAGAACCGCCATTATAACCAAGTAGAGTAAATACACAAGGATTCGTCGTTCCATAATCTATACCTACAATATAAAAATCTGCATTAGATGGAGGATAAGGTATTACATGAATATCTTCATCAAAGAAGTCAAAAACTGTTCCTTCAGCAATTACCCATTCCCCAAGGATAAAACGTTTATACCATAGACCTTTATACTCAGCAGTGAGATCTTTTATATACTTTTCAGATAATGAAGGATTGTCTTTAATGGAAAACTTAAAATTCTTAAGATCAAGTTCATGCTTTCTATCAATAAAATCACGCTTAAGCCAATGGTAAGGAGAGTCAGGGTTAGTAGATGCAAAGATAGTAGCACCAGGAATTGACATACGCGATAAAAGCATTTTAAAGAAGTTTTCTGGCAAAAGAGTTGCTTCGTCGATAAGTGCCCCTGCAAACTCCGAACCCCTGATTTTAGCCTCAGCCCTATCGTCATTAGCCCCGACAACATACATTGTGCGATTGTATAATTGTACTTCACCTTTACCTGCTTTATATACTACAGCGTTACCAATTAAATTTTGTAAGGGAATTATAATGTTACGCTTGATTGTCTTATCAGTACGTCCACATAAAATTAAAGGACCTTTAGGCCCATTGATACAAAAGTCGATCCATCTTAACAAAGATACAAAAGATTTACCAGAACGTACAGCTCCTTCGAGGATATTAATACGGGCAGTAGAATTAATAAAGGCATCTTGCTGTTTTTCACTCAGTATCTTCATCAGTATCTTCTGCTTCTTTATTTTCTATAGAGGCAGCTTTACCACCAAAACTTACTTTCATAGTTTCGATAAAGTCTACAAGCATTTGAGGCATCTCTTCTACTATTGCAGGATTATCACGTTGACCAAGACGCTGCCTGCCAAGCCATATAAGCATTCCCCTATCGCCATCCATAGCCACATCAAATTGTTTATTACGTAAGATTGCATTACCACCTTTTCTTTGCATCTGAGAATATTCACTGAAGTTTATGCCGTGTTCTTCTTTAGCTCTTAGATACATGGTGTTTTTAGATATGCCAAAATAACCTGCAATTTCTGATCCAGTGCATCCACTTTTTAAAAGTTTGTCAACCATTGACCAATCAATAGGAGGAACAAATTTTGGTCTTTTCCATTTCTTATTGCTCGAATTCGAATCCATATATTGTATCTCCTCCATCTTGAAACAACTCATCTTCAATTGCTTCTATTACATCGTCTAAATCATGGATTGATCTTTGTAGCTTAGCTCGCATCATCCGTAATTTTAACAGATTCTTGAGTAGTGGCTGTCTGTCCATCTTCTTCCATTTCTATAATATGAATGTATCGAATATCTGATGTATTTGTCCAAAAACCTTTTTTACCATCTTTTGACCAATAAATAGTTCCAGCATTCAAAGATTCAAATAGCTTTTTAGTTTCTTGTTCATAAGAAAAAATATCTAAAGTCATGCCATCTTTATAAGTAAGTTTTAATGTATACTTAACAATCATTACATTTTCCTTCTTCTAACTTTTTATATCGTTCATTTTCCATACACTTTCTAGCTATTTCATACTTTTCTGCATTTTTCCAATGTCTCCACTTCACAATATGAGCTTCTGGAGTAAGTCTTTCATCAGCTGTAAATGTCACATCTTTTGTAGTAGAAGTAAACCATCCTTTGCAATGCACTTCAATTACATACTCACATGGGATATTTTCAGTAGGCAATTCTTTCTTTATGTTTTTCCATGGGTTTTTCAAAATGGTATGTCCTCATAAGAAAACTGAGGCTGTTCCGGGAATGAAGGGGGCGCAGCCTCATAAGGGATAACACTTTCTAATACTTGCTCAGTAAAAAAAGTCATAAGATCTTTACTAGGAAATTTTACATAAGGATAGAATGATTTTTTATCACCATTATCTACCACTTTTGATGGTAAGCCTAGCCAACGTCTTCCCTCTTTGTTGAATATCTTTATATCATGAATTTCCATTCCCCATTTAGGTACAAAGATGCTAATCGAAGCTTCTAAGAATCCTTTGTTTATAGGGGCGTATCTCAAGCACTTAATTTTTTCCATATTTTATATATTAAACTTTTATATATAAATTTGTAAATTAAAATGCACATTTTTATTGTTTATTTTTTTTCTTAATTGGGTCAGCATCAAAGTATAGATGTTTAGAAAAGCCGTCATGGACTGTGTATACTTTATGTATATCTCGACCTACAAGGCCTAAAGCATTTGATTTTCTGCAAATGTACTCTATGTCTTGTGCATTTAAAGAATCTTCGTAGCATATGACATGCTCCGAGATCAACTGATTTTCATCTTGCATTTTTAAATCTCCAATGGATTAATGATAATTACCGTCTTAGGATCAGTCGAATACACTTTTTGTGCTACCAACTTTGATATAAGACTATCATCAAAATATACAATGCCATTAAGCAAGTCAAGATAAAATTTAAGTAGATTATCAAGATCAGGCCGTTTACTATGAGGAAGATATACGCCACTGTTTATTTTTGTTTTAGATGTAGATTTAGTAAAGGGCATATAAAAAGTGATGTCAGCACATAAAGGGACAGTGAAAATTTCATGATCAATAAGTTGAGATTCTACTAAAGGTTGGAACTCTTTTTTTAGTAAACTTAAAGGGTCGTAAAAGCGATTTCTAGCAATTCTTGCTCGTTGTTGAGGAACAGGGTTCCCAGGTATTGTAATAATCATGTTAATTTATTTTGAGATGATCTTTCAGCGCATCAATAATCATTTTTGACATAGTAATTCCCATCTTAGCAGCTTTCATCTTAATGATGCTGTGTTCTTCTTCTGTTGTGCGTATTAGGGTTACTTTGACTTTGCTTTCTTGCGTTTTTCGCGTTTTCATATTCATCCTGGTTTGTATTTTTTATTATATCAATATGTATTATTAATTAAACAGATATAGAATTTATTTTATTTTATTTGCATTATAAATTTTAATATGCAAAAGTTACCCCTATAGTTATTAACACTTATCTAACGCCTTTACGAGGAGAAAGCATGACAGGTCCTTCAATACAAAAAGCTTACGGATTAACAAAACCACTAATTAACGTCTTTCCTTTTCCAATATTTAGTCCAACAGCACCAACAACCAACGATAGATCATATTTACCAGGACAAGTTTGGGTACACGCATCTGGTGATACAAGAACGGTTTATATTTTTGGAGGAAGAGATTCATCAGGGTTAGGGGTATGGACATTAAGCTCAACATCAGCTGGTGATTTACAAACTCTTTCAGGTGATTCAGGAACTGCGGACCCTTCCGGTGGTAACATACTAGTAGCAGGCGGCACAAACATTACTACCTCAGCAACTAGTAATCAAGTAACAATTAACTTGGATTCCAGTGTTACTGTAACAGATATTACTGGTGGAAATTTAAAAATGTATGTCAACCGTATTCAATCTATGGATACTAATGGCAACATTACACTTTTTCCTGATGGTACTGGAAACGTGCAGATCAGAAGTAGAACACAAAATTCTGTAGCAGTATATGGTGCCTCTGGTGCATTGCTTGAATCAAGTCTTTTAACTAATGGTCAGCTTCTTATTGGATCAACTGGAAATGCTCCAGTTGCTGCAAACTTAACATCAACAGGTGGATCGGTCACAATTACTAACACAGCCGGGGGAATCAACTTAGAAGCTGCAGGTGGTGGTTCTGGATTCACATGGTCAGTAGTAACAGCGTCAACAGCAGCAATAACGGCTAACACAGGTATTATTACTGATAACGCTACATCAGTAGCAGTAACTCTTCCAGCGACAGCTGCCGTAGGTGATACGTATCGAGTCGTAGCAAAAGGTGGCAGTGGAGCAAGCTTTGTGGTGGGCGTCAGCACAGGGCAATCCATACGTTTTGGAAGTACATTTACAACCACATCTTCAGGAACACTAGCTGCAACTCAACTTGGTGATGCTTTAGAGATTGTATGCTCAGTAGCCAATACAGCATTTATTGTGACATCAGTAATAGGTAATATTACAGTAACTTAACAGTAATAATAAAACTAAACCATGGGTAATCAGAGCTTAGAATGACACAGAATTCAATCAATAATTTTACGTCTAACTTAACTGTAGACGATGTTTTGATTGATACAAACACTATTTCTAATCCACTTGGTGATCTTGTTTTACAGTCAACTGCACCAAATAAAATACAATTTAAAACTACATCTACACAATTATTATCTATGGATGAAACAGGGTGTAGAACTTTGTTACAACAACCTGGATTTTTAGCTAGAACAAGTGCTAATGCTTTAAACGTAACAGGAAATGGAACTGTATACAGTCCAGTGCTTAATAGTGAAGTGTGGGATGTTAAGACAGTATTTACAAGTGGTACATTTACAGCTCCAGCTACAGGAAAATATCTATTTAATGCACAAGTTATGTGCCAAGGGTTAGATGCAACACAAACAGCTGGAAATATAACACTTACTACTTCTAATCGAACCTATATTAAAAGATATCAACCATTTCTTACATACTCAGGATCAGGAAGAAGTACTAATACAATGTCAGTAATTACCGATATGGACGCAGCAGATACGGCAACGCTATCAGTAACTATATCAAATGGGTCATTAACCGCCGATGTGTCTGGTGGTACAGCTCCTACATCAACCTTTTTTAATGCAATACTTCTGGGGTGATTATGGGAATAAATAGGATTAATAACGTTTTTACAAACCCAGACATAGGAAATATTAATTTTTCTGGAGATACAATTTCAAGTACATCTGGGGATTTAATTTTTCAAATTGACACTGATGATATACAGCTAAATAATGGTACTACCACTACAATGAATGTTTCTACAAACGGCGTACAAACACTACCATTGCAGTCATGCTTTTTGGTATATCGATCTACCAATTCTAATAACGTTACAGGAAATGGCACCGAGGTTACTGTAAATTTTGACACAGAGGTAACAGACTTAAATAGTGATTTTGCATCTGGAACAACATTTACTGCACCTATTGCTGGAAAATATCTATTTATTACAAATGTAACATATACTGAAACCGCCGTAGCTATGACAACTGGTACCGTAAAAATATCTACGTCAAATTGGGTGTTTCAAAATATTAACAATGCGCAAGCCATGAGCTCTGTTAATGATAATGGCAGTCTTTTTCTATCTGTCGTTACTTATATGGATGCAGCTGATACTGCTCAAGTGCTATTTACAATTACAGGTGGTGCAGGTGCGTCTGCAGATATTGTAGGCAGCTCTACATTACAAACTTATTTCTGTGGAGCGTTGATAGCATGACAATTAACGCCATAAACAACACTACTACCGTTTTTGCATTCGATGACATATTTATAAATGGAAATACTGTAGGAAGCACAACAAGTGATCTAACTATAGCTACTGATGGTACTAATGAAATACAGTTTAGAAACAACTCTCATCTATTATTAAATATGACGTTTGATGGTAACTTTACCATGCCATTAAACCCAGCATTTTTAGCTTATAAATCATCAGACTCTACCTCACAAACAGGCGCTGGTGCACAAATAACCATTAACTTTGATACTGAAGTTTTTGATTCCAATTCAAATTTTACATCTGGAACAACCTTCACAGCTCCAGAAACAGGGATGTATCTTTTTTCATTTTTAGTAAGTTTTACATCTTTAACAAGTTCTATGGACGTAGGAAAAGTAAGGCTTGTTACTTCTAATCGTACTTACATCATTGAGTTAGATGCATTTAACACAGTTGCAAATAGTTCATTAGGAGGTATTACAGGGTCAGTAATAGCTGATATGGATACAGCAGATACCGCAACAGTAACTTTAACAATAGAAGATGGAGCAGGAAATACAGCAACAATTTCAGGTTCATCTTCTGAAATGATCACATACTTTAGCGGTTACAAAATAGCATAGGAGAAAAATGGAAATAAAAATAGATGATCAAGTAGTTCTAACATTTAATGAGATACACGAAAGCGTCTTCAAACATGATATCCATGAAGATATTTTGACAGAGGACATCGCAAGAAGAATAAAGTATATATTAGAACAAAAGTATGTTGAAATTTTAAAAAGATTACGTAAAGAGTGGGAGCAAAAGTTTAGAGCGCAGGGTGTAGAATCTATCCCCTTAGATGATGAGAAGTTTTGTGAACTTGTTTTTACAAGTAGTGACTATAAAGATAAGAAAACAAGAATGTTAACAAAGGAAGAATAACATATGACAATAAATAGCATCAATAACACAGCATCAAGTCTAGCAGTGGGCAATATTGCAATTTCAGCAGTAGCTAACACTATAGCGACCTCGACTTCTAACAGCAACTTGATCCTAGCGCCCAATGGCACTGGACTTGTTTCCATAGCATCAGCTTATACCCTACCCCGTGTCGATGGATCTGCAGGATTTGTATTAAAAACAAACGGCTCTGGAGTGGTTTCATTTGCTGCAGAAACAGCACAGCCATTTGCATGGACTGTTGTTACTGCTAACACTCAAGCTATCGTAGAAAATAATGGGTATTTTGCTAATAACTCAACTCAAGCAGTGGATTTTACAGTTCCAGCAACTGCTGCCGTAGGTGACACCTTTGAAATTGCAAGTATGCATGCAAATGGTTTTGTAATTAATCAGGGTGCCGGCCAAAGCATTATCATTGGTAACCTTGTTACTACTACAGGTATTACTGGAAGTATTACTTCTGCAGCTGTTGGTGATTGGGTTAAAGTGGTTTGCATTGTAGCAAATACTCAGTTTATGGCAACTGTACAACAAGGTAACCTCACAGTAGCATAACAATAAATAAATTTGTGAGGGATTAAGTTCCCTCACTAACAAAAGGATTATATATGGTAACAAAAAACTCAATTAACAATGCTTCACAAACTTTAGGAGTAGGAAACTTAAGTCTTGCTACTAACACACTATCATCTACTACAGGAAATATTATTCTAGCACCAGTTAGTGGAAGTAAAGTTTCTATCAATTCAGCCTATACACTTCCCTCTGCTGATGGTACTAATGGTCAAGTTCTTACTACATCTGGCAGTGGCACTCTAAGTTTTCAAACACCAGTAACTACACTTATGCCTTGGACAAGAATTGAAACAGGGACAACAGCGGTAAACTTAGTTGCAAATAACGGTTATATCATGGCAAATACTACCGCCAATGTTACTTTTACGCTACCAGCGACAGCTCAGGTTGGGGACACTTTTCAAATATTAAATATTATTTCTGCATTTGATTTTATTATTAAATGTTCTCCAGCAACAGAATTGTATTTAGGAAATACACCTGGCCCATTTGGAACTTCTGGAGAAGTAAGAAGTACAGATCTGGGTGATTGGGTGGAAATTGTTTGCAGTAACGAAGATTCCTCATTTATAGCCTGTGCTCGTCAAGGGAATTTTGTCGTGACAGAGTCATAACATGTACACTTAAGACGGAGAAATTATGTCTACAAATAATGGAATTAATAATTTTGTAACAGCAGGTAATTCTACTTTGCTTGATTCAAAAAACGCATCAAACGATGCAACACTAAATTTTGTCGAAGGATTTTCTAGCGATTATGTAAGTTACATCTTTGAATTTGATGATGTGCAAATTTCTACACCAGATGAAGATCAATTTATCTTTCACGTATCAACAGATGGTGGAACTACTTGGGATACTGGCACAAATTATACTACAGTGTTAATGGGTTATAATGACTCTGGGGCTGTAAACTTTGTAGCTCCTAATGCTACTGCCGGAGCAATCATTGCTACAGATGCTTATTTTGTAAGGGAAGGTGTGTATGGCCAAATGAGGTTTTATGGATTGTCACAAACAACACGTCCAAAAAGATCACTCATTGAAGCCACATGGGGAGACTTAGCAGGTGACACATGTTACTGCAGTGGAAGTGTTTGGTATACTGTAGCGTCTACAATAATAGTTAATGGTGTAAGATTTAAATTTGTAACTGGAAATATTTTATCTGGTACCATAAGAATGTTTGGTGTAACTTAAATTTTAAATAGATAAGGAAAAATTATGGTAACAAGAAATAGTATAAACAATAGCACTGATACACTTAGTACTACAACCATGACTGCAACAGCAATTCAAGCAGCATCTGTAAGCTTTGATAGTGGAACAAACTTAATGTCTCACTACACAGTAACAACTTTTACTCCTTCACTTGCAATTGGTGGATCTACTACAGGTATTTCGTATTCCTCTCGCTCAGGGACATGCATAAGAATTGGAAAATTTGCAAGTATTACCATTCAAATGGTTTTATCTTCTAAAGGCTCAAATTCTGGAGATTTAAGAATTTCTCTTGGTTTTACCACTAATTCAGCAGCAAATCTATATTTTCCTTTTGCTGGTCAAGCAATCACTCTTCCACTAAATGGACAATTTGTTTTAGGTAAACTCATAGGAAATGATATTTTCTTATATAATACAGAAAATGGCGGTAGTGCCGGGCCAATGGATAATACGATGATTGGTAACTCAACAGAAATGTACTTTAACTTTAATTTTGTAACCACTTAATAGGAGAACTATGGCAACAAATAACGCAATTAACAATTCAGCAGATAACTTAGTAGTAGAAAATTTAGATTTTACTGCATCAACAATAAGCACTGTCTCTACAAACTCCAATTTAATTTTAGCTCCTAATGGTACAGGTAAAGTTTCTATTGGATCAGTCTATACCTTACCCTCTGCTGATGGTACAAGTGGTCAAGCCATTGTAACTAATGGTAGTGGCGTAACTTCGTTTCAAACTATTACAACTACTCCTTTCACATGGAATAACAATACCGCAGTTACAACTGTAGCAATGGCTGTTAACAACGGATATTTTGCTAACAATTCAGGGTCACAAATCGTGTACACCCTTCCATCAACTTTTGCAACAGGCGATGTTATAGAAGTAGTAGCAATAACTTCAAATGGCTTTAGAATAAATCAGAATAGTTCTCAATTTATTATTGTAGGTGATGACATCACAACTATCGGCACAGGTGGATTTTTATCTTCTACCTTAATTGGTGACTGGGTAAGATTGGTAGCTGTATCACCATCAATTTTATTTGTCGCTTCAGTTGAGCAAGGAAATATAACCATTAACTAATATAGGTAGCACATGACAACAAATAGTATCAACAATACAGGTTCAGATTTAACAATATCTAACGTAAACATTACTGGATCGACCATTTCTACAGTATCTACTAACTCAAATTTAACACTTTCTGGTAATGGCACAGGTAAAGTAAGTATTGGCGGAAATTACACTCTACCTAACGCTGATGGTACAAATGCGCAAGTTTTGGCTACAAATGGCAGTGGCGTGCTTTCATTTATAACAAATTCCGCTTCTGCAGGATTTAGTTCAATTGTTACTCAAGTGTTTACATCGTCAGGAACGTATACTCCTACAACAGGGATGTCATATTGTATAGTCGAAATTGTCGGTGGCGGTGGAGGTGGGGGTGGTGCACCAGCAACTGGAGTTTCACAATGTTCTGCTGGAAGTGGAGGAGGTTCAGGTGCTTATGCAAGAAAAACATTTAGTGCTGCAACCATAGGAGCATCACAAACAATTACAATTGGAACAGGCGGAGCAGGTGGACTTGGTACTGCTTCATCTGGAGCTCCTGGAAATGCTTCTTCATTTGGTTCATTTATAACATGTAATGGTGGACAAGAAGGATTTACAAGAGGACCAGCTAGTGGAGAGGCAGATGCAGGAGGTAATGGAGGAACTGCTACAGGTGGCGATTTAAATATAACAGGAAATTGTGGTGGTTGCTTTAGTATTTATGGTGTTAGTGGAAATAGTGTTTGTGGAGGCGTAGGAGCAGCGTCGTATTTTGGAGGTGCAGCAACAGCAAGTGCAAATGTAGGTGGAAATCCAGGTTTAGCTTTTGGTGCAGGTGGGTCAGGTGCTTCAAGATCTCAAAACCTAGCATCTCCTGCAACAGGAGGTAATGGAGCCGATGGAGTATGCATAATTACAGAGTTTATAGCTTAATGCTTCTCACATTTACAGTAGGACTCACTAATGATTTCCATGATTTCTAGATAAGCAGCTTGTTTTCCCATGATGTAGGAATACGCATTCATATCGATGACTTCCCATAGATCTTCTAAGAGAAATGCATGCTGAATGAAATGATCTTCGCAGTGTATTTTAAGATCTTGAGCTAAGTCAGCTTTAAGTAATGATGTTACAGCGCATAATGTTAGTAATAATTTTTTCATAAGTCCTCAATATATTTTTGTGTTATGTTTCCTTGATCATCTTTTACAAATTTAAACCATCTAATCTCATCTAAATCTGTTTTTTTAAAATGTTTATTTTTTTGATCTTCAAATAGTTTTGGATAATCATTAGTTAAAATATCACTTGAAAATTCATCATGTAATGCTTTGGTTAAATCTTTTATAAGCTCTTTATTCTCTTGACTTAAGGAACGTTTTTTTGGTACATTTTCTTCCATACACTATCTTTTCCTTTTTTTACGTAATAAAAATTCTACTTGATGATCTTCAATCCATTTTTCAAAAAGATCAGCACGAAACAATAATCTTTTCCCTACTTTCCTAATACATACATATAAACCATTTTCGTTACTATTATGAATATAATTTCTGAGTTGTGACATTGTAAATGGATATTTGCCACATTCAACAATTTGTTTTGTTCCCATGTATACATAGTCGTCCATATTCTTTCCTTAATGTTGATTTGTCTTTAAATATACTATAATATCAATATAGTTTTTGTATATACCCTAGTGGATGACAGTTTAAAAATCTTTCCTTGTAAATTAAAACGAGAAAGACAATATTAGGCAAAAAGGAGACATATGACGCCCTCACTAACATTAGACACAACGGCAAGAGATTTAACATTAAACCTTCATGACTCATGTAACTGCTGCTGCTGGGGAGGAAAGCCTTCACCAAAAACACGTGTATATGTAAAGCATACTGGTGAAGTTGTAATTTTTGATGCTAAAAAGACAAAAGATACACGGGAAGCAATGATAAGATGTATTTCTAATTTAAGTCATATCATAGACAATATGAAACAAGAAGCAAAAGATACGCAAGTTGAAGCTTTAAACAATCTTAAAGAGCGTGTAAACTCTATAAGCGATACTTATTTATTTCCGATTACGTTAGAAGTTGTGCAAGAAGTCATGCATATTAGAAATAATAAAAAATAGCTTTTACTTAAAAGGGTAATTTAAAAAATAAAAGCTATAATGGATTACTAATTTTTTTCTAGCTGTAATAGTCTCCAAGAGTACGAAGGAGTTTTTCTATATTGCTCTAAGTCAACGTTAGCAAGCTCTGGTATGCTAGCGTAGTCAATAATGCCTTTACGTATAGACTTAGCATATCGAAAGTTACCAGCAATAGACGATTCGCCTTCTGACAGCTCTTTAAGCTTTTCTTCTAGTAAGTCGTGCTGTAGCTGATAGTTTTTTATGACTTGCTTCATCTGAAACAGATCACTAGCAATTTGCTCCCAAGTCTTATCTTTTTCTCTATAGTCGTCTTGCGTCATAGGTGGTGAGCTAAAAGACTCTACACACTCCCAAAACTCAGCAAGCTTTGCTAGTAGCTTTTCTTGATAAGCTTCATCTTTTGCTACCGTTACAACAACACCTTCCCCATTAAAGTAAGAGAAGTAGTGCATTTGATCATGACCTAGACACATAAGCTGCTGCTGTACTTGCGGTATATACTTTTCAGGTATTAGACCTTCTTTAGCAAGCTCATGGTCGTCTTTACTAGCACACTTGATTTCTACAGCTATATCACCATCAATAGAAAGTCCATCCAAGCTAGCCATTACGTATGGTATATCTTTATGAAAGATAACTTCAGGAGCTACTAAATTACCTGTCATCTTTTCGTACAGACTTCTTGCAACTGGCTCGGTAGCTTTACCATACTCTGTTGCTTTACTAGTTGAGTCGAGGGTTATAAGCCCTAGTTTTTCCTGCCACAGTAAATATGGAGTTTTAATGCGACCATCCGCAAGTTTCCATTTAGCCACTCCCATTATAATAGGGCTATCGCTAGCCCCTATGTAACTTTTACGCATGTCTAGCCACTCGGAAGTGCCTTGTTGTAGCTGCTTATTCATCCGCTACCTCGCCTACTTCTTCAGGTTCTTTTTCTTCTAATTGTTCGTCAGTAGCTTTATTTAACTCTTCAATAGCTTTATAAGCTCCTTGTACAATCCTTTCATATGTAGAAATTGGTATACCATCTAAACTTGTAATACCTTTTTTGTTAAAAAATTCTGATACTTTTTGGTAATATTCAGGACATTGTTGTAAAAGGCTATATAAAAACTCACATTGGTCAATAGTGATAGTCTCTTCAGTGATAGTATCTTCTTTTACAAGCTTTTGTTTAGCATTTTTTTCAACTGGTATTTGCGGTATGTTTGGATCATAAGCTATTTCACCTTCCACATAGCAATTTCCTATTACATCAGGAAAAAGTTGCCGTGCAAGCCTAGAAAGTGCTCTTGCAAACAGCATATCGCGTGTGTAATTTTTCCATACAGGATTTTTATCTAAACCAGCTTTTTGAGCTTCTTGTATAGAAAATGACTCTGTCCATGTATCTTGCGTATCTGATCGTTTGCCATGTAAAATACAAGTAGTATCATCGCTACGCTTATCTTTAGTAATGCTATGCTTACCTTCTCTAATTTTTGCATTCATTAAACGTGCAGACATTTCTACTTTACCTTTTACGTAGTATAAACCACCGTTCAAAGCAACAAAAGGGTCTATTCCTAGAGTTTTTGCATCCGTAAGTATAGCAAATACACCTTCATAACCAAGCTTTGCATAATGAGGGGTTTTTAATAGTTTTGCACACAAGTCATTTAAGTTATCAATTTCTGTATTGAAATCATTAAATTCTAAAACTGCATTTTTATTTTGATTCATCTTTTTTCTCCTTCAACTAATTTTTTCATTTTCTTTACGATAGCGTCAATTCTATCGATTGTTTCTTCGCAATCACTTTCATAGCTGCAATCTGCATTAATCATATTTCCATAGACTAAAAGATTTGCTAGCATGTTAAATGCGTCGATTTGGTGATCTTCCATATTTTTTCCTTAAGTGTAGTATCATCAACACTTGCTAAAAGTATAGCACAGATGCTATTTTATACAAAGGAAATTAAATAAAAAGAAAATTTACAATTATTTTATATTTTAGTGTTAATTTTGAAAAACCCGTTAAAAGCTAGTATAGCTACAATAATATTTACACCCATACTAATTCCAGTTAAAAATGCTAAAACTAACTCTGTTGTTACGTGAAAAGACATACGCCCCCTATATGTTTTTTAATGATCATTAAGTTTACGAGATAGTAACGACGATTGCAAAAATTTCATTGCCTTTCTTTCAGGTATCTCAATATCAATTTCAGGCCTACGAGGATTTCTTCCTATTTTGGCATGTCTTACAATTGGAGAAAATACACCAAAACCTCTAAGCTCTACACGATTACCTTCCACTACAGCTTTTTCAATCTTTTGTAAAAACTTTCTTAAAATTTGGTTAATTTCTTTTGCTGTAATGTGGGATTTTCCTTGTGCTTCCAGCTCTTCACAAATTGTTTGTGCTATTTTTAGTCTTGTCATTTTTTAGCTCCTTTAAATACTGAGTTTCGTATACTTCCCAGTCAGGGTATACCATTTTTACTACCTTTAAAGTGGCAACATTACATGTTGTAGGGTCAAACCACTTGTCTCTTTGGAACTTATAACATTTATAATCTTTACTATCTATAATCATGTATTTTTGTAGTAGTCTCTTAAAGATTGACAGTATAGAACTGGAAAACCGCAAATCGTATCAAACTCGTAAGCAGTAAAAAGAATTTTATCTAAAATAATTTCTGCTTTTAAAAAATCAACATCATGCATGTCAGCGATGCTGCATACTAACTCTTCGTAATCCCTTTCTTGCTCTTCAAAACGCATATAATTCATTTTTAACTCCTTGCACTTAATTTTTTTGTATAATTTTATCATTAATAACATTTTTGTCAATAGTTTAATTTTTTGTGTAAATTTACATAAATATTGCACTTATACTCAAACTATGTTAATGTCATGCCGAAAATGGAGGAAAAATGGAATTATATGAATGGCTTTTTCGAAAAAAAATTACTAGAAAAAAGCTTGCTGAAGCTCTTGGTGTTTCATACTGCGTCATACAATACTCAGTTGCTCAAGACAGAAAAATCAGCATAGATAACGCATTAAAAATCGTTGCTTTTACTAACAATGAAGTACCATTAACGGACTTAATAGCTCCGCATGTAATGGAAGAAATAAAAAAAATCAAACCCTATAACTATAAAGAAAATGAGGAGAATCATGAAAACATTTTTAACAAAGATCGTAGCATTGACGATGATAGCTACAGCACCACTAACAGCGGAAACACAAAAACCTTCGTACCAAGACTCGTTTAACTACGTTGACATAGGTACACTATTACCTTTTCCATATCCTGGAGTAACAGTCGGTCATAGAGAGAAAAAAGACTTTCATGCAGTAGATATTTCTATGGGTGTGTACAGCATACTTCTTGCTTCTGACATATCGGTAAGTGCAAAGTATCTAAAGTATTTTCCAAATAAGCAAGGTTACGTAGGTGCTGGAGCCTGTTCTTATGTCGGATACTATGGACCACACTTTGCTACTGTTTTTGCTCCTTGTGCTACTTTTGGTAAAGAGTATGAAAACACTTTTATCCAAGCAGACTTAAGCATCGTAAGAGTATCAAACTGGGGCATCGACATGCTTCCTGGCTTAACTTTTAGATATGGATTTAAACTATGACAGAGACAGAAAAATTTGTAGTAAGAGATTACATTGAAATACCTACACAGATGTTAGATTTGTGGCTAGAAAAGCTTTCTGTAATGAGTTTTATGTTTATGATGGCGGTCTATCGTCAGTGCTGCTTTTTAGGTAAGCAATGCGTAAAAATCAGCTTAGATCAATTTATGCTTATGCTAAATGTATCAAAGCCGAGCATTGCAGAAATGAGGAAACACTCTATAAACTACGGGGTTTTAAAAGTTACACATGACTTTGACGTTTCAGGTAGAGCCAAAAGTAGTTATTATGAAATTATTTTTCCTGAAGGCTGTGAAATGCCGCCGTGGTTTAAGTAAAAAAATACCCCAAGAGAACATGTTTTCCTGGGGTATCTGATTAAAAAAACAACTATTTTCTTTAACTGAAAATTGCTTCCCAAATAAAAGGTAGAGAATACTAAAATCTACTTCTATTTCACATAGTATACATATTTGTATATTTTATGTCTAAAAAAACAACAACAAAAGAGGAATACAATGTTAATTAATAAAAAAGAAGTAAAACTTGTGATAGAAAAAGATACAAATTTTAATTCATTATCTGTTCTTGCTAATAGCTTGCTTGCAGTCATCATATCTCGTGAAATCTATTCCAAATTAATTAGAAATAACAAAAAACTTTATGATGAAGAAATTGCTGTGGATCTTGTAGAAGTAAGTTTAAAACACGGTATTGAGGAAGAAAGGTTTATAGAAATATATAACGAACTTTTAGAAAAAGGTTTTATTAAAGAAGTTTTACCTTCTCCCGATGCCCATATCTAGGAGTTATACTAAAAAATATTGAAAACGCTGGTTTAAAATGTCTAAAAAAAACAAAAACAAAGGAATTATATGGAAACATTTATTAAAGATAACATTGCAAAAATAAATCCACATCTTGCAAAAGAATATGGTATCAAAGATTCAATTATTTTAATGTATATTATTGAAAGTATAAAATATTTTAAAAAAAATAATAAAAATCAATATGATGGAAAAACTTGGTTGCCACATACCTATGAGGATTTTCATAATGAATTTCCTTTTATATCTAAATATAAAATTTCTGAAATTCTTTACAGGCTATGCAATGGAAAAAAAAGAAAATCTAAATCACAAGACTTAGAATTTAAACCAATTTTAGTTAAGGATAAATTTAATGAACATCCTTTTGATACTAGATCTTGGTATGCGTTTGACGATGAAAATAAATGGCTATCTTATTAAAAAATTATTAAATAGGAAAAATTATGAAAACAGAAATTTTTGAAAATTATATGAAAGATATTCCAAATACAAAAATGCCTAATGAACTTTTTGATTATTTTCTTTCTAAAGTATCTTCAGCTGAATTTATTGTATTAAATATGATTACTTATACTATATATCGTGGAAATAAAATTTCAGCGATTATTTCTTATAAAGATTTAATCAATAAAACTGGATTGAGTAAAACAGGTGTTATGAATAGCATAAAAAAGCTAGAAGAATACGGTATAATTGAAAAAAGTATGAAAAAAAATGAAATGAATCATCAAACCAATACTTATAAAGTTTTCTTGGATCGCAAGATCTGATTAGCTTTGGTATAAAATATTTAAACCTCTGGCTTAAAATGATCTGATATTTTATAGTATAAAAAAATGGAAAACCTTGTGAGTTTTCCATTTACGAATTTGTTGCAAAACACAACAACTACAATCTGTGAATAGATGTAGTATATATGTTTTGTAGCTTTTTTGTCTAAAAAAATGCACAAAAAATCAATTAAAATGAAGTTGATAACATATATACAGATTCTTATGATAAATCTATCAAAAATTACTAGTTTTATATATTTTTCTTCTTCTAAAAAAGGAGCTAAATATGTCAGAAACTATTACAGAAGATAACCAAAAACAAAAAAATGAATCAAATTCCGGTTGCATTTACCGATGTCCTCATGACAATGAAAATCCATTTACAATAATTTCAAATAGCCTGTTGAGAAATAGCGATTTGTCTTTTGAAGCTTTAGGGCTTTTGTCCTTTCTTTTGTCACATAGCTTTCAGTGGAAAACTTCCCGTGCTGCCATAGGAAAACAAAGAAAAATAGGTGAACATAAGTTAAAAAGAATATTTGATGAACTTATTGATCATGGCTACGTAAACATGACATTTACAAACGGAAAAAACGGGCACAGGCAAGTAAATTATTTGTTTTCAGAAAGTAATAAATTCAAAAAAATAGTACCACACCTTGATTTTCCTGGTCTGGATTTTCCATGCCCGGTTTCTCCAGGTGCTAAAGAAGAACAAGTATTAAGAAGTACTAATATAAATACTACTACTACTACTATTGATAACACATGTGATATGGAAACGTCCTCTGAGGCAGTAGTCGGTAGTAGCTCACCAAACAGCTCAAAAGCTAGAGAAGAATTTTCTAAACCTTTACCAAAGACAACTACCCCACCTCCAGCAGTAGCAGGCTCTCCTTCACAGCTTCCCACTGACTCCAAAGCCGAAACGATAGTTGACACTCTCATGGAAAAAGTTGATAAAAAGTTTGATAAGTACATCCTCTCAGAAGCAAGAAAAGCCATACATGTTGCTTTGCAGACTTACTCGGAAGAAGTAGTCGCTTGTAGCATCGAAGAGCTAAATGTAAAAGACCCTCAAAGCATCTTAAGCGTAAAAGGTCTCTTTCCAGTCATCTGCAATAAAAATCACCTCAAAGGCTCAACAAGAGTTGCTGACACTGCGCTGCTAGAAAAAAGAAAAACAATCGCAAAGTGCTTAGAAAAAATGAGTACAATTTCAGGCGGACATACTTTTGACGATAAAAAACTTTACGTACACTCAGGAGCTACCACAAAAGAGTATACTTACACTGGAAATGATAGCTTTTGGGATAAAATGGAAGAGGTTGTCAGATTACATGTTAAAACATCACGATAGAGGTACTTTAAATGACATACAAACGCATCTTTAGCTAAAAACATATGAAGGTACTGATAATGTGTAAAAAGTGATTGTAGATGATTTAAATGTGTTTTTACATAAACGATAATTTAAATGTACAAAATTATACCACAAATGATAATATTTTACAAAAAATAAAAACATTATGTATTTGAGAATTGCAAAAAGATTAACTCTTGAAGAAAGAAAAAAAATACAAGAAGGTATTTTTAAAAATAAAACTAATAGAGAAATTGCTTTAGAAATAGGAAAAGCTCACACTACAGTGGGTAGAGATATTAAAAGATTTAAAGAAAGATTTGATTATTGCGCTTACACTGCACATGCTTTATATGAATCAAGAAATTTTCCTCATGTTTTTCAGTCAAAAGAAATTATGTAAAAAATAAAACTATTAAAACTTTATTCATCACTTTCAATAAATTTAATAGTTTCAATTTTAAAATAATCTTTCAATTTCCAAAAAATTACATTTATTTCTTTAGTTTCTTTATTTGACTTGTGTGCGTAATATACAAACATTCCAGCAATATATTTTGAATTTTCAAAAAGATTAATAAAATCTTCTTTTTCTTTTTCTGTAAATTTCTCTTTGTAATATATAGGTGATTCTTTAAATTCTGTTTCTAAAACAAAACCAAGTTCCAATAGCCGAGGTAGCGTTTCTGTTTTAAAATAACTGTCATAGCCATCAGGAGCTCGTACTCCAACCCAAAACGTTAATTCAGGTAATGTAAATTTTATAAAATCCATGTTTCTCTTTGTTGTTTTTTATTTATTAATTATGAATTTTTATATCTTTTAATAAAAATTTATTATATTAAGGATATAAAAAATATCCTTTTTACATTCTTTTTTAATTTTTTTACGATTTGTAGAAATTCTAT